TTAGGCGAGTTGGTCCAGGTGGTTCGGACACCACCTGGCCTGTACGTGACCGAAGCCAAGCCCATTGGCTTCGGCCTGTCTATGTCGCGTCCACGACGAAACCTGCTGCTCGTGTCCTTCGAGGATCGTGACACAGCGGCGCCGAGGGGAGCTTTCTGATGAGACGGATTGCGCTTGTGTTTGTTCTTGCGTTCATTGCTTGCGAGCCAGATGACCATTGCCAGGCCAATGCTACCCGCTGTTCAGGGGCTTCGGCCGAGGTTTGTGGCAGCGATGAACGCTGGGTAGAAATCATGAACTGCGACGATGTGGCTGCTCAAAGCGGCGGAAGCTGGAGCTGCCAATCCCTCGAAAATGACGGCGGACATACCTGTCTTCCGGTCGAGACAGACGCACGGGATGGAGGGGAACAATGAGCGGACTGACGCCCACGCAGGTGGCTACCTTCTGGCAGTACATGACTCATCGGTTTGACGCTTCGATCATCGACAAGCGAAACGCCGTGGAAATGCAGCTTGTAAGCCGGCTTCTCGATTCGATCGGCATCGTTGACAAGGACGCGTTCCTGCAGCATTTCGCGACAACGATCGGACGCCGAATCTACGTTCCATTCGAAATCGGCATTCCGACGGTGAATTGGAGCCTATGGGGGCAGATCATGGTCTGCACGCACGAGTGTCAGCACATCGTGCAGTACGACCAGCTTGGGCCGATCAAGTTCGCCTGGAAGTACACGACAAACTCTGCCGGACGAACCCGGCTCGAAGCCGAGGCCTACCGTTGTCAGCTCGAGCTGAACTTTTGGCGCACTGGACAGCTTCTCTCCGCTGATGACCTAGCCAGCTCTCTTAAGAGCTACGGGGTGACGGACACCGACCTTGAGGTTGCCGAGACCTTTCTGCGCATATCCGGCGAGAGCGTTTGCCGCGGTGCTGTGATCAATCCGACCAGTCGGGTCGCTATCGACTGGTTGAACGTGAATGCTCCCGAAATTCGGGTACGGAGGAGGTAGCCATGGGCGTTCAACGGACGGGCGACTGGGCTCTTGCAAAGCGAATTCTTTCAGGCGGCGGCGGCCGTCTCAAGAACGCCATCAGCACTTCGTTGCGTCAGGAAGCGCATGCGCTTCGGAAGGAAGTGGTCGAGGGAATCACGAACCAGGCTCCTGGTGGACAGGCATTTAGCCCACTTGCGGCAACAACCCTTGCCGCTCGACAACTTGGCGGGTTTGGGGGAAGCAAGGCGCTTGTCCGAGGGGGAGACCTTCGCAATTCGATTACGGTTGTCATGGAGGGTGACCAAGCCTTTGTCGGGATTCTGCGAAAGGCCCGAGGGAAGGGCGGCGCTTCAACGGCGAATGTTGCCGAGATACATGAATTCGGTGCCGGGCCATTCGTTATCCCCATGACGCCGAAAATGCGAAGATTCCTTTTTGCCATGCTGAAGAAAGCAGGGGTTGAACCGACTTCCACTGGCAGAGGGAAGGGTGCTGTGGTCGTTAGCATTCCGGCTCGCCCCTTCCTTCGACCTGCATTTGAGGCGTTCAAGAAAGGCGCGCAATCGCGATTCCTTCGCAGGGTTGCGGCCATGATGGGAATGGGAGCTTAGGGAATGGCTGTTCCGACGCTGCTACACTTGAGTGCAAATTCTGGCCCCGCCAGCGGAGGAGATCTTCTCACGCTGTGTGGAACCGGGTTCGCCTCCAAAATCGAGGTGTATTTCGGAGACTGTCCCGCGCCTATTATTTCGGTTCGCGACGAGTCGGGACAGTCAATCGCAGTGGTTAGGACTCCTGCTCACGCAGAACAGTCCGTCGATGTCGTGCTTTCAAACCTGAATGCGTTGGCGATTGCCATCCCAGGTGAGCGGACTGTCCTGGTTCAGGGCTACCGCTTTGTTCGCCCGAGAATCGTACGCGAATCGGATCTGACCCGATTGATTCGCACGGTTCTTCGGGAGCTGAAGCAGCAAGTGATGCAGAACGTGTCGATGTCTGTGGCTGTCGATTTCGACGACACGCCGCTCGATGGCCTCGACGTAGTAGCGATTTCGAAGCTGCCCTCGCTGGTCCTGTCCGGGCCGAGGCTTCAGCTCAATCGCTTGCTGTCCACGAACGAGGCACACGAAGAAATTGTTGTCGGTCCAAATGGACCTGAGCTTCAGAGACGCCGTCCGCCGCTAACGGTAGATCTGGAATTCGGAATAACTGGCGCATCGGATCGAGCTGTTGAGCTTCTGAACCTTATTGGCGCAGTTTCTACTTTCCTGAATACGAATCACTGGATCGAGATGCTTCGGGACTCGGATAACCCCGCCAAGGGCACGGTGCGCTGGGAACTCGATCCTCACGGAGAGCTTCAGGTCAATCTCGAAGGGAAGGACGATGTTCGCGCCTTCACTTGGGGGCTCGTCGTTCGGGGCTTCGACATCGACGAAGGTCTCCCGCTCGACCTGAACAGAGCAGTTGGAGACGCAGGAACGGACGTGAGCATTGGGCGCGTCTGATGGGAGTGGATGATGAGTAACGAACTATTGTCGTCTAAAGTGGTAGTCATTGAGGAGGAACCTCGTGTGCGTGGCGTACAGTCCGCTCCGACCTCGGTTGGCGCGGCTGTGGGCATTGCCGAACGAGGTCCGCTCGACACGCCGATGCTGTGCAGCTCGTTCGAGGAGTATCAGCGCATATTCGGTGATTTCACGAGGGAGGCTGAGCTTCCTTTGGCAGCAATGGGGTTCTTTGAGAACGGTGGCTCCCAGCTTTGGTGCGTTAGGACCTGCCATCACACCGATATCTCCGCGCCAGCGAGTGCAACCGCTCGCCGAGCTTTTGGGTACTTGGTATCTTCCGGCGCACCGAGTCCGGCGATGGTCACGGGAAGCTTTCCTGCACCATTCCATCTCGACGATGGCGACAAGCTAACCATTTTGGTGAACGGAGATTCGCAGTCGGCGGTCTTTCATGGGAAGCCCGCGTATCTGGATTCAGGGAAGGCACCGTTTGCGATTTCGGATGGGATGACGCTCTCGATTCGGATCGACGCGACTGGCGTCCAGGCAGTGCAATTTCACGCAGATCAATTCGGAGCGATCGGTAAGGCCAGCGCGGAAGAATTTGCTGCCGTACTGAACGCGCAGCTTGAAGGCGCGAGCGCCATCGCTGTTGGCGAGGTAGTTCGCGTTTCTAGCGACACCAAGGGAACGTCAAGTCGAGTCGAAATCACCGGAGGTACAGCAAATTCAGGCCTGGGTTTTCCCGAGATCGCCGCGGGGGGAACTGGGAACGTCGGCAATATTCACTTCGTTACGGTCGCGGAAGCACAGCATGTTGTCGAGTCCGCAATGGCTGGCGTTCTGGTTTCGGCAGTCAATGGCGGGTTTCTGACCCTTCGAACAGCAGCAACTGGCGCAAACACATCGATTCAGGTCTTACCGCTCAGTGCGCAGGGGTTTGGCTTTGACAACGATGTTCATCACGGCCTGGCGACAGGTTCCGTGGATGCCCTTCGTGTCGAGGGCAGAGATCCAGGCGCGTACGCCAACACGATCGAGGTTGAGGTTCGTGCGCCCGCGTCAGGCGAGGTTGGAGCCTTCGACATGGCTATTGTCGAAGATGGCGTCTACCGGGAAGTCTTCCCGAGTCTGAGAATGACCGTTGGGCATACTCGCTATGTGGAAAGCGTTGCCAATGACGAGAAGACCGGCTCGTCCTTGATTCGAGTCATCGATCAATTGGTGCCCGGAAGTCCATCATTGGCGATTCAGTCCGTCACCCTTGCGGGTGGTGATGACGGGCTCGTTGGACTCGACGATCGAGATTTCATCGGATCTGCCATCGGACAGACGGGAATGCGCGCCTTGGATCGAACGCAGGACATCTCCCTGCTGCTTGTTCCGGGAAGAGCAACGGATGCGATCCACAACGCCATGCTTGCCTATTGCGAAATCGAAAGAGGAGGCACTCTCTTTGCTGTGCTCGATCCTCCTGCAGGACAAGGGGCGACACAAATTGTCACGTATGTTGAGTCGACGGCTTCGCTTGTCAACAGCTCAGAGTTTGGGGCGATCTACTGGCCTCGCGTAAAAGTGCTCAATCCGTCGAAGAGCGTGTTCGGTTCCCAGAAGCTTGTTACGGTACCACCTTCAGGCATTGTTGCTGGCGTCTTTGCTCGCACCGACGCCGCTCGCCCTGGTGGAATCTACGATCCGCCAGCTGGAATCGATGTGGGCCGAATGTTCGGCGTTCTGGGCTTCGAAACGGACGAGGTCTTGGAAGAACGAAAGCGAGATCTGGTGTACCCCAAGCGCATCAACCCGCTCACCACTGGGCCGGGACTACCGAGATTCATTGACGGTTCCCGTACACTCAAGGGGGATGGGAACTTCCCCTACGTGGCCGAGCGAAGAGGCGTCATTTTTATCGAAAGGAGCCTAAAGCAAGGGCTTCAGTTTGCGAGACACAAGAATAACACGGAAGGTTTGCGAGCTACTGTGAGACGGACGATCACGTCGTTTCTCATTACGCAGATGAACAACGGGGCATTCCGGAGTCGAGAGCCCAAATCGGCGTTCTTTGTGGATGTGTCCGAGCAGCTCAATACGCCTGCTGTGGTCTTTGCGGGCAAGCTCATTGCGAGGGTAGGTTTGGCAACGAACAAGCCTGCGGAGTTTATTGTGCTGCGGATTGCGCAAGACACACGGGCGCTGGAGACAGAGCTTGCATCGGCCGGAGGGTAACGATGGGAACGGTCGAAGACAAGTCGCTTGTTCCCTCGCTTCCCCCTCAAGATGCGCCGTTATGCGCCTGCGGATGCGGGATGCCTGTAATGATTGTCTCGCGGCGTAGGTCGCGGAGGTTCGCTCGATTCATTACTGGTCACAACTCTCGCGTCAAGTATGGTGGGCCGGAGGCCCGAAAAGAGTGGATCGCAAGCCATTCCAACAAGCATTGGTGCGAGTGTGGTTGCGGTGAAACCATCGTCGTGAATGCGGGACATCGGCTGTCGGGGATTCCTCGTTTCATTCCTCGACACCAAACTCGCGTCTCGACTCGAAAGCAGGAAGAAGTCGCAAGATGGCTTGTCGATAATGTAAACAAGCACTTTTGCGAATGTGGCTGTGGTACGGCTATTGTTGTCAAAGCGAGGCACAGAACAATGGGGATTCCTCGCTTTGTCCCAGGCCATCACGCACGTGTTGGGATTGGGAACCGAAACGGCATGAACAAGTGGCTCTCTGAAAATGCGGGCAAGCATTTCTGCAACTGCGGCTGCGGAACGCCTATTGTCATCAAGCCTCGACACAGAAGAGCCGGCGTATCGCGCTTCGCTCCCGGTCACCATAGTCGCGTTGGCCTGGGTAACAATAAGGGCGTGTGGAAATGGGTACAGGACAACCAGAACCAGCATCTATGCGCCTGCGGGTGCGGACAGCATATCAAAATTCGGCTCGGCCATTTCACAACTGGGATTCCTCGCTTTCGTCATAATCATTCACCTCGTCCACACGTTGCAATCGGCGGAACCGAGCACCCTGG